GAGGTTAAACAATTAGACTTTGATGACAGAGTAGATATTCTACCTGTTGCAGATCCTAATATATTTTCAATGTCACAAAGAATTACGATGGCACAAACAGAATTACAACTCGCAACATCTAATCCACAGATTCATAATTTATATAATGCTTACAGAAAAATGTATGAAGCTCTCGGTGTAAAAGATATTGATAAAATTTTACCACCACCAGCTCCAATCGCACCAAAAGATCCTGCGTTAGAGCATATAGATGCATTAGGTGGCAAACCTTTCCAAGCTTTTAGAGGCCAAGATCACAGAGCACACATTACAGCTCACTTAAATTTCA